ATTTCATATTCATAGTCATAGGCTACTTCAGCCAACTGATCTATATACGCCAACGCATCAATCAGGTCATCATGCGTCAAAGCATCTGGAAACTGAAACAACTGGTCAAGGAACTTAACATTCCATTCGCCTTGATTTAGGGTGATATATCCGTTTTCAAACCGGCCCTGTAAGGCCCACATCACCCGGTCAGTCTTTTTCTTGTTTCCGTGCGTTAATTCCTCAACCCTGAAAAACGTACCATACCGCTTCATCAAGTCGGAAAGCGGTGACATTACTGCTTGTTTGGCGATTCCTTTTTCGATTCCGACACTGACGGGTCGATAGTCACGGACGGCCTGAAAAATCTTTGTAGCCGTCTCATCAAGGCCCCAACGACCGTAGATAATGTTTTCCACAAACCAGCCATTTTCATTTACCTTTGCGACTGCAATCGCAGTATCGTCCAGTTTTGTATTCTTGGTTCGCTTCTTGTTGACATCTTCAAAGCCAGCCAGGTCAACGGCAATATAGTAATCACCCTCTTCAGGTTCTTCCCCAAACTTAACCCAATCTTCCTTAAACATTTCAGAGCCTCTAGCTTCAAAAGAAGCCATGAACTCCTGTCTGAAGGCGTAACTAGACATGGATTTTTTGGCAATGTCAATTTCGCCAGAATCCAACATGGAATTATCGTAACTCGTAAAGTGCCAGGACTTGTAGGTTTCGTCATCACCTAGTTCAGCATACTTATACAGTTCGTAGAAATGGTTACGGCCCATCGGGGTTCCAATAAACAACGCGCTACCCTTCTGATCGGCAAGGGCGGGTCTAAGGATCTGCTCCCAGACCTCGGGCTTCATGTCGGCGTATTCATCCATGACAAGAAAGCCCAATGACACACCGCGCATGGTTTCCGGCCGGTCAGCACCTTTGAGGCTAATCATCGTGCCATTGACCAGTTTGATCTGAAGGTTATTAATGTGAGAGCCAGCAATGACAGGATGGCCTAGTTCCATCAGGGTTTGCCACATAATGTCACGGGCTTGGCCCTGAGTAGGCGCAACGTAAAAAACCTGACCCTTTTCGGTCTGTAAGGCATTAATAATCAAAAGCCATGCGGCTAATCGCGACTTTCCGGTACGTCTGCCAGCAGCAACTACCTTAAAACGGGTAGTGTCGTGAAAAACCTCTTCCTGCCACGGCAATAAACTGACGTTGAGTTCAGCCATGCTTAATAAAACACACCCAATGGGTGTTTGCCTTTTTGCCGCTACGATGCCCGTACAAAGGCTTTTCGGGAGTCAAAGCCAAAATTTCCTTCAATGCAATATCAACTTCATTCCATTTAAATATCAATGTGCCATTAGGCTTTAAAACTCTAAAACATTCAGCAAAGCCCCTTCTTAAATCATCTTTCCAGCGATTCTTGTCCAATGAGCCATACGAAAATCCTGTCACGGATTTCATTGAAATTCCCCTGACATGGGGCGGGTCAAATACCACATGATGAAATGACTCATTAAGAAAATCCATGTCACGAAAGTCGTGTGTAAGGTCAGGCTGAACTGCCTTGGGTGACCTTCCCTGCTGAGATGAAAGGTGATCTATGCTCATTACTTCATTTCGGCAATCAGCAAACACAGCCCGATCATCGTCCTTGTCAAACCACATCATCTTGCTACCACAACAAGCATCTAAAACAAGCTGTTCCATTATTCTTTTTTGCCCAAAAATAGACCGAACGCACCCGTTAAGGCCCCTGTCATTACGCTGACTAGTGCAGCCTGTTCAGGATTAGGGTCAGGCAAGGACATAAACCACTCTACAGTACGGTAGGTCATAGCAATCATTGCAAACATTAGCAATCTTGGGACTATTCGCCATGCGTTGAGCTGTTCAGGGGTCATTAATACGTCCAGACCACAGGGGTTGTGTCCCTGCTATCCACATGAATAAAGGTTTTAGCAATGCCAACGCCACCAAAACCCATATTAAAGGCATTTGCAAGGATAATATGGCGTTCAGCGCCAGAAACAGTGTAAATATCCGCAGCAATACCCTGAGTATGTGTACCCGGCTTTTCTTTTTTAGCTTCTATTGAGTGTTTGGGATCGCGATAGCCAGAGGTAATCGTAAAGGGAAAACCACACCTTTCCCGTAATTGATCTAGCATTTCAAGAAACAAGCCATCCATTTCGTTATTGCCGGTTTCCTGGCAGTCAAACTCTTCAATCTTGAAGTATTTCACCGGAATCGCCGTCAATAGTGGTTTGATTGATGGTTGTAGGCTCAATAGTGGGTTCCGAAACAGAACCAACACCCGTGATATTGATCTGAATGGCAGATTTGCCCCCATTTTGGACAACATCCTTTTCAAATGCGGCTACAGGTAGGATTCGATCCATAACCAGCTTCCACGCTGCGGCCTGATTCTTGTGTTCATCATCCATTGCAGCATTGAAAATAGAGTCCAAGACCTTACGGGACTTGGGGGAAGCTAGCATACGGGCTTTGTATTCGTTGATAATGCCCGCATCACCCTTGGGACGGCCTATTTTCTTTCTGCCACCAGCAGAATTGTGCCGTTTGGCGCTTTTGCTGTCTATTTCAGCCTTGGTAGGGCCACCACGGCGTCTGGGTTTTTCTTCAAGGTTATCGCTAGGATCAGTATCCATGCGGCCTCCAAGGTTAGTAAGTACTTACACGGATTACGCTGGTCTTGTCTAAACAAGTGGCACAAAAATCAATTACAGCCACTCAACGCGCCAAGGCAGCTGACGAGTCCAATATACCTCTGGCAGCTGAAAAATTCCGGCGTAACCTTTTTTTCTAATCCACCACCTATCGGTGCAGTTCACTATGCCAGAATTCTTTAGTTTTTTCATTTTTGCCCAAGCGTCTTCAAAATTATTAAAGATCTCATGGTCACACCACTCAATGCTTCCTTCTTCATTTGGCAGGTAGTAATCCTTAACGACTCTGTACTGGTTAACCTCTTCCATTCAAAGATCCTTTACGAATACTTCTTCTGTATCGCTTTAAAGATGGCGTAAATGGTTAAGACATAAAACGCCAGCACGGACATAGGGATGCCAATATACACCAGTTCCCAAGGCGATAAGAATAATAACTCCCAGGTAAAGTCTATCGCAGACTCTACATCGCTCTGAACAGGGCAGTCATCCACTTACTTTGGTAGTCTGACTTCTTTACCGCCTTGGAAGTAACGTATACCTTTATCGTCACCTCTTGCGTCAATGCTTTGACTCATGTCAGCTAATGGCAAAGATCCTTTGCCGCCAGATAAATCCACATTAGCAGCAGAATAATCTGATTTGTTGCCTGCGCCGGCAGCATACCCGCCAGCAGCACCTACTGCTCCGCCTTGTGCTTTTGCACCACGCATTGCAGCTTTGACCCTGTCTTTTCCAATTATTGCACTATCAGTTCGTCTACCGGGGGTGCTTGGTTTTACGCCTTGGGCCTTATCTAGCGCGTCATCAACCTTTTTGCTTGCTTGTTGAGCCTTCCTGACGGCTGCTTTGCCATACTTCTCTACGGCCTTTTGGAAGCCCTTCCTGCTGATAAAAGCCATGATTATTGCTGGTGCAGCCATGATTTATCTCCTTCACTTACCCATCATCATGATGGGATAACCACCCATCTTGGGCATTTCAGTCTCTTCAGGGGTAGATTTAGCATCATAAGGCGTAGAAAAACCCGCATCCTGCATAGCCTTGATCTTTGCCTTGGACTTTTCGCACATCGAATAATAATCAATAGACCTGTACTCAACCGTATGTTCTTCAGCCATGATTCTTTCCTCAAAATAAATATATAGTTTAGCCCGCCTTTCCCTCCCTATCCTATACAAGTATCTGAGAAATGCAATACCCCCCAGTTTCCGCTTTTTTTGTGGGTGGGTGGGTACAATAATAATAACGAGCTGCGACTAGGGGGGCCGGGGGGTCAGTTCCAATCCAGAACGGACTGCCAGCGAGTTCTAAAATGGTACGGACTAAGTTCCAAACTGGCACGGACTAGGTTCCAAACTAGAACCTGGCAGGTTCTAAAACAGAACCCGCTATGGTGTTGGGTGTCAAAGTGGAATGGAGAAAGTGGAGTGTGAGTGTCCAATAGGGTACTCCTGATGAATCAACACAGCCCCACTAAAGCCAACCAATACCCCAAGCCAACAGGTATAAATAACCTAATACTTATTGCAAAGTATTCTAACATTTCAAAAGTTAGATGGTTTATAC